ATAAACCAGGGGTAACAAATGGATTCAACGACGTTAAATTATGCCGTGCGCATGGCCAGATATGACTGGTGTGAAAAGCGCACGCAACGTCTAGTGATTGACAACTATGAATGCCAAACGTGTTTGCACGACGGATCTGTATATCAGCTCGAAGTGCATCACAAGACGTATGAACGGTTTGGCGAAGAGGATGTCGAAAAAGATTTAATTACGCTATGCAGCGAGTGTCACGAAGCAATAACAAATGTAATACGAGCTCGTCGCTACAAAAACAAAGACTTGGGCTGTAATTACATTGTTCCCACGATTCATCAACGGAAGGACATAGATCAATGAGTTGGGTTAATGTTGATTACAAGATCACCGGGGACGGCCCGATGGTTGTGAAAAACGTTCAGATGGCAAACCCGCTGAACAAGTTCTCTAAGGCGCTCAAGAGCGTCAGTTCGAAGCGCGTCAAGACCGACGCCGACCACATCGAGATGGGGCATATTGAGTTCCTCGGCAGCCTGCATATGCACGAGGAGTTGGGTCCCGTACTGCCCGGTGCGACCATCGTAGCAGCGATTAACGCCGCGGCTCGAAAGACCAAGGAAGGCCAGCTCGCCAAGTGCGCTGTGTTCGCGGCGCCCCCGGGATTCTTTAAGTTAGAGTACGCCGGTCCGCGCGAGCCGGAAGCAATGTTTGAAGACACGTCGCCCCGCCCGACTCCGGAAGCCGAAGGTTTCCGGTTCACCACGCTGGTGGCGCGGCAGCAGTCTCGCGTCGTCTCGACTCGGCCAATCTTCCATGACTGGTCGGCTGTTGTGTCGATTTCGTTCGAGGACTCAATCATCAATTTTGCCCAACTTGATCGCTGGATCAAGAAAGCGGGCACGATGTGCGGCCTGTGCGAGTGGCGGCCTAGGTTCGGGCGCTTCACGGCTGATTGCCTCACGCCTGGCATGAGTGCCGTGTACGGCGAAGAGCCCACTGAGGCTGCGATGAAGAAGCGTCGTGCTTCGAAGTCGCTCGTCAAGGTCTGATTCCCGCGTGTTACAATAACTATGTAGTTACTTGTACACGGAGTTAAAAATGAAACGCTATCACGAAGAAAAGCACATTCTAGAAAATCGCGCTAAGTTGCGCCGGCACTTACTTTGGTCTTTAATCGGAAATTGGCCAGAAGTAGAAGCCGGTCGATTCAGAAAGTCTTTACGTTGTGCTGGCTGCGCCCGAGCTCGTTGTCAGGTATGCCACCCGGAAAAATACCCCAAACGGCAACTGACTATTAAAGAACAGAAGTCAAATTACGACTTCAAAGATTACGAAACCACTTAGAGAAAAAAATGACTGATTTTGTGCGTAACATCGAAGTAACAGCCTCTAATCTCGCTGATGCCACGCTCGCTGAAATGCGACTCGAAGATAACCGGATCGCGGTAAAGTTGGCGGCTATTGAAAGAATCATGGCTAGCGGCGACAATGCACTGACGGGCAAGCCGCACTCGTATTCGTCTGCAGAAGCGATCGTAAACACTGACGTGCAGTATCAGGATTACCTTGCCGACATGCGTAACGCTGTCCGTGCCCGTATTCTTGCCCGCGGTAACTACGAGGCCAGCCTGGCCGCGGCCCGACTGCAGGAGGATTCCCGTGTTTGACGAAGACACCAGCCCACTAGACGAATTTTTCCATCGTAGTTCTGACGGGCAGCCGGACTTTGAAAACCCAGGCGCCCCAGTTCTGCCTATGGAATGTTTGCGAGACTCAGCGATCAAGTTGTTCGATCACTACATTGCCGAGCAAAGCGGCATAGCAGTCGATGCCAACAGCGCGTCGTTTGAAGAAAAATGCGCGTTTCTGTCGCTGCAGGAAACCGAAACCATCGTGCGCGACTTCAGTGCCGCGGATAACGGAGCGCTGTTTGCTGTCGGTGGCAATTCCAAGAAGGCAGCCATGGAGCAACTGCATAAGTTGATGGAAGCACTGTTTACGCGAATCATGTCAAACGTCATTTCAGCAGGCGTCAGCAGAGATCTTATTGATGTCTCTTTCGATTCTGACAATGATAGTTTTGCGTTTTCCGTAAACGACAATGGCCGTCAGTTTGTTGCCAACCACAGAAGTCTATTTGAAAAGGACGATGACGATGTACAAGCCGGGTGACCGCATTCGCATGGTTTTTATGCCTAATGACCCACAGCCAATCCCGCCCGGCACCGAGGGTACTATCGAAGATGTGACACACGTTAACGCGGGCTGGGCACGAGAGAAGTTCACGCAATTGCACGTAAAGTGGGATAACGGTCGCGGGCTGTCGTGTATCTGCCCGCCTGATATCATTGAGGTTATTACGCAGCCAGTCGCCGCTGCAGGCACTTAATAGCCGAAAAAACGATCTGCCGTAGCGTCGTCTGCCCAGTGGTCGTCTTCAAGTTCGTTTTTGGCCTGCTGCTGCGTAATGCGGCCGAGACCGGCCAACTGGGCAAAGTTAGGCCAGGCTTCGTTGATGTGCCACAACGCGGCACAGCCGATGTTTACAGCCTGCGCGAAATCATCGCTAAGAAGCGTGTTTCGCGTGATGGTGTAAATGTCGCCGCCCATGCGTGATTCTGCTTTGTTCTCTACCAGCGCTAAAAAGTCAGAAATCAAACCAGGCGAGTCCTGCGAAGCCCAGTCGTACTGGAAAAACCTGACTTGTTTTAATTTGATAGCCTGACACGTGTAAAGAATAGAACGTGTTTTATCTAGGCTGTAATGTGCGCGGTGGTTGATCGCTGTCGGCGGTTTGTACACCATAAGATCCTGCGACGCTGACCGCACCAAACGCATCGCTAGCACGCGGTCTAGGTTAAACCCCGCCTGCACCATAACGGTTTCACGTACCGTGCCGGCCCCGGTGTAATCGTGAGCCACAAATTCGCACTGAAATAAATCAGAGTATTTCATGCATTCAACGGCTTCTGCTAAGTGATCGCCGCCGATGAGCAGACGTTTCCCCCAGAGGACGTCAATTGTGCCGTCGTGACGAAAACCAAGAACCGTCAACACAGTAAACGAAATACCCTCTTCGCCACCGCCGCCCCAGTCGATGGCCAGCACGCGTGAGCGGTAATCATTCAAATTTTCAAACACTTCACGTACGGGTTCTTTTTTGTTTTCCCATGGCAACAGGCACGCCGCACGTAGTTCTGTTTCGCTAATAAGTTTTTGACCGGCGTCGATAGATTCGCCCATGACTTCGTTGTAGAACTGTGCCTGCGTCATGTTGCCGTAACCTTCGCGCTTCAGTAGCAGCGTGTTCCATTTTTCAGGATCTGAGAAGTGCAGCGGCAAAATTAATTGCGGCACGTGATACCCGGCAAATTGCCAGCGGCGGTCAGGGTGTCTATGCACCCACCGCCCATGCCGCGGGCTAATCGGTTTGCGACACTTTGCACATACAGTACCAGGGTTTTTCTCGCTGATGTGAATGTTCATGGGCCCGATCATGGCATCAAGATCGTGCTCGATAGACGGTATGTTCCACTTGCCGCACGAGTAACACGGAATGAACCACTCGGCTTGACTGCTCCTTTTATACAACCCCTCTAACGGGTTATCAGTCGATTTTGGCGTCCCCGTAAAATGAGAAATCGCGTAACGCGAATAACTCATCGTCTCTTGAATAATTGGAATGTGGTCAGGGTCCATGTCTTGAACTTCGTCGATGCACATTCGATCAGACGACACACCGCGGACACGGTCAGCGTCAAGCAGTGCAAAAGAAAACAGCATTAAAGACTTGTTCTTGAAGCTGCGCTGCAACACAGAGTTCTCAGTCTCGCTGCTCGACCACTGAGACTTGACAGGCGACTGGTCGATAAACGGTCGCACGTAATTGTTGGAAAAACGGCGAATCTGCTCGTACAGCGGCGTGACATACAACGTCTTAAAAAATGGAATAGAGTTAGCGACTACAATTCCATGCGCCGCGAGCGACGTAGATTTACTTAACTGACGCCCGGTTTTCCACACTTGATTTTTGGGTGTTAATACTCTGAATAATGGGCCGAACGGGTAATGATCTTTAATACTGTACGGCTTACCATTTAAATTCAATACAAGCGGAAGAATTGGCTCAAGCGACGGAAACGCGCATCTTGTTGCCAGTTCTTTCAACACAGCCGTCCGCGATGTAACGGACGCTTGGTCGGCCGTGTTAATTGACAGCAGTTCTTGTAACAGCGATTGAACTCCTGCGTCTGGAATTTCAACCGCTGTTGATTCGTGCAGGCTACCATCCTGCATTATTTTTTCTGGTGCCATATGTGCAAACGTAGGCGTAGGTTTAATCGGTCGTCTCGGCACGACTCAGATCCGGTCGAACTACAGTGGCTCGAAAACATAGCCACCGAACTATGCATAATAACAGGAGGCTTAATCCTGACCGTGCTTTTCGGTGTGCTTATGTTGCCGGTGTATGCGTACCGAAGTTTGTGTAAGCAGTAGACCGAGTATTTAAGTAGGCGGCGGGTATACTAAACGGTGACCCGCTGCCTACTTAATCGAAGGAGTATAGCATGGCTCAAGTTGGAAAAAGTGCACGTCTATATCAGGATCGCCGGCAGGCCGAGTTTCCGGGAACGTCCCGTGGCCCGAAACCTCAAGTGTACCTCCCTGATAATCCGGTGCATCACATTACGCTGACGGCGCCGTATCCGGCACCTAAACCAGTAGAAATAGACTGCGTTACCGACAGCCCGATTGTTAATACTTCAAACCTAACTGAAGCCTGGCCAAATGGAGATGCCAATGCGCCCTAGGACAAATTAAATGAGCTCTAGTCCCACCAATTCGTTTATTACGCTCGCTGGTCTAATGCTGCTGGCGTCTTTGGTGTGCGGGCCGGTATTTGGTGCTGGTGCTGTAATTCCTATTTATGTCGCCATGTACTTCATGCTTACCGCCACAAACGCTATCAGCCGCGGCGAAAAGAAAGCCCGGCAAAAGAAACGCCAATGACATTCACACTTCTCGATTTTATTGCTGTCATTTTCGCCACTGGTGCGGTGATCGAGGTCTGGCACAAAGGCTCGATATTCGACCATTTGCGGGCGTACTCGCAGGCTGTGCAAGACGTCACAGCGCCAGACTCGATAAAAGGCAAATTACTTGAGTTGCTGAATTGCCCGTTTTGCAAGAGTTATCACGTACCATTCTATTTTTTCATCGCCCTCTTGGCGGGAGTCTGGCTCGGTGATACGATGGCCGCGGCGGCACGATTAATTATCTACAGCCTCGCCGCAACACGCGTGAGCAACATCGTAGACGGCTTATTACCAGCCCGTATGCGATATGTACAAGACCCTTTTGGAGACAATCATGGACAGTCAGCCGACACCCGATCAGAGTAATCAGATAGAACCAGCCCGTCTGCCTTTTGACGCCGAATTCTATAAGCGTTGCGATGATTTTTGTGTCGAAGCCCTCACGGCAGTGCCAGAACTTGCCGGCGTGGCGATCATTCCAATCTGGACAAACCAACCCGAAAACTTGCCCGCGGGTCTGTTGCGGTTGCGGCAGCAACAGCCGCCGTACATCGCAGGCCTCTTAGCGTTATTAAAACGCATTGCAGCGTTCAGCGTAGACGTGCAACGCGACTTTGTAAATCAATTGCAAATGTTCGATCGGTATGCCGCCGAGCTCGCAGAACGCATTAAAGATCGAGTCGATCAATTAAATGCATTAAATCAGCCCACTGACGAACAACAGCGTAATGAGCAATAAAAAATGTCCGGAAAAAATATCTATTCCGTTCACCGGTTCTCGCGAGGCACTTGTAACTATACTGGCGCATCAATACGGCAGGTATGAGCGCGGCGAAATACGGACACTGCTGGAAAACGCGTACGCCGATGAAGTGTGGACCGACGAAGAACTGCTAAAAATATTCGAGGTCGCCTTTTTCGATGCACCGTACGTTTACGTAATCCGTAAAAAAGACGGCCAGCGTGGTACAGTGCTGTTTCTTGATACACCCAGGTTTTATTTCTCCTTCGTCGCAGAGACTCACGATGAGCAATAATCGTCATGAATACGACACCGGCGCTGTTCGAAGTGCTGATTGCGATAACGTACGCTACGATTTGATTTCGCCGATTGGGCTGCGGGCTCTAGCACGCACGTATGCTGAAGGTGCGGAAAAATTTGGGGCCGGCAACTGGGAGAACGGCATGCCGGTTACTGACATGCTGAATCACGCAATCGCACACATATACAATTTTCTTGGCGGTGACCGCAGTGAAGAACATTTGGCACATGCAGCCTGGAATCTGCTCGGGGCGATCCACTCAATGGAACTGTGGCCGCATCTGAACAAAGACTTGCTGCGTACAGAAAATTGCGGTGCCCCGCCGAATGTCGCCGCCAGTCGGGCACCGACGGCGTCTAACCTTCCGGTACCAACGCCCGTACCGCCACCGCAGCAACAAGTAGTGCAAACGACCAGTACGTTTGAAGCACTTAGAGCCCTTGTTGCTGCTTCAAATCGCTAATCTAGTCGGCAAAATTTGTCGGCTATTGATTTCTGTTTTTCTGGGTCTATTGTAGATGTTGTCGGCATTGCCGACGGCAACAAGGAGTAGTCATGTCCAAAAAGGTAGAAGCCGGAGAAATTATTAACCCGGCAAATCTTTGGGGAAAACCGCTTGGCAACCGCCCGGCGCCAGCCCTAAAAACTTCAAAGGAAAAGGAAACACGGATGTTGCCTGATGATGAGATCGACTCGGACGTCGACGCGGAACTCGAAGACGAGCCCACTGATGCTGAGCTTGTTGGTTCCGCGGTAAGTGATGACGTTGAAGACGACAGCGCCGATGACGACGCTGACGGATTCGATTCCGAAACCGGCGACGACGCCGACGAGGAAGATGACGAAGAGGTCGACTCCGCTGTGGACGCCGACGAAGAACCAAGTAAGACCACGAGGGTAGTTACTGCCATGGCTGATAAGAAGAAGAAGAGCATGTCCGATTACGTCCGTGACGAGATTGACCGGCGCAACGCCGCTGGCGAATCTCTCCGCGGCGTTGACATTGTTAACGCACTCACGAAGAAGGGCGTTAAGGTTAGCCCAGCACAAGTAAGCCAGCTTTTAAAGAAGGCGGGCGTTAGTGCCAAGGGTCGTAACCCGCGGAAGACCAAGGCGGCTGAAACCGCCGAGCAGCACCGTGCTGCCGTAAGCACACGCAAAGGCGTGGAACTGAAGCGGCCAGCCAATAAGGTGCGTCCCGCGGCCGACACCACTGACTCCCTGCCTGTCGCTCATCTGCGAGCGGCAAAGGCATTTATCGCCGCCTGCGGCGATTCGTACGAAGAGGCACGTAACGTCTTGGAGCTGCACCAGCAGCTGACCGACGTTCTCTGAGCCTCTTAGCCCAAAGCCGCGTCGCTGGTCGAGGCGTTTATGCCCGGCCAGCACGCGGTATTTGAGGTTCTCTCTCGCTTCGGCTATGCTGGCCGATGCCGGCCGTGCCGCCCATTAAATGAGCACAGACCAAAAATACGTCGAGGACAAAGAACGTATTTTGGACGCCTTAGACGCATTATTTCAATTGCGTGAGGCGTACAAAGACGTTGTCGCTATTCCAGAGGTCGTGACCCTCCACGACATCACCGAATACCGCCTGGAAACCGCCAGCGGTGTAAAGTTGTTTAAAGACATGTTTGACCGAGAAACGGCACAACACGTCTTAGATTATTTCAACGGCGCCGACTACATTGCGCCGGAAGATTTTGAAAACACTATTGTTTGTGCCATTCAAGAGCATAAACAAAACAAGAAAAAGAAATAACGCATGTACCTGTACGTGAACGAAGACGCTGACGCTGTTGGTTTTATGCCGAGCAACCGTGGTCGTATGGCCGCGAATCACTATAACCGCGAAGATATTGAAGTGGCTGTCAGCGTTGTTCCAAACGAACTTATCAGCGCTGAAGGCACGACTGCCAAGAAGTTAAAGGACTGGGTAATCGAGAACGGGTCTGCCTCTGATAGCGACGCAGTGTCCGGCGAATCGGTCGCCTATGGCGTGCTCGTCGCGATGATCGATACGCTGTCCGGCTCGATGTGGGAGAAACAGCGTAACTCCCTTCAGGCACTTGTAGACGAATTCAACGCTGCCGACGGCTGCCCAGGTTCTGACTGGATGGGTCGTGCAGTGGCTGTTATTAACTTGAACAAGCGGGCTGTGAACTCGATCATGAACGAGCGAAAGTACGGCTGGTTCATTAACGGTCACCCCAAGGCAATTGCCGCCGCAGAGAAGGCGGCCGAAATGTCGTTTGGAACGCCGGTTGCGGGTAACGATTACGGCTTCGCCCGGATGACCAAGGAGTCTCCAAAGCTCGGTGTGGTTAGTGCGGAAGCCGAAAAGGAAAAGGACGAAGAGCACGGCGTCTTTTATCCGAAGTCTGACACGACGTACATCATTAACCCGCAAATCGAGCGCCTGTTTGGAATTCTGGAAACGTCCAGCAAAAAGTGCCCGCAAAATGTTAATCTTATCGGACCACATGGTTGCGGTAAGACTGAACTGGCCATCCAGTTTGCAGCCCGACACGATCGGCCGCTGCTGATCATGGACTGCGCTAATCTCCGTGAGGCTCGCGACTGGTTCGGGTACAAGTCTGCCCGCGAGGGCACCGTGTTCTGGCATGAGTCGCAGTTTGTGCGTGCGGTGCAGAACGGCAACCACGTCATCCTGCTCGACGAGCTTAACCGTGCAAATCCGAATCTGCTCAATACGTTGATGCCGATTCTGGACGCCCGCCGGTTTACATACCTTGAGGAGAAGGGCGACAAGATCATCGTCGGGCCGGGTACGGTGTTCTTTGCGTCGATGAACGAGGGCGCCGGCTATACCGGTACGTCGGCACTCGACCGTGCGATTCGAGATCGTTTCCCGCGTGCCGTCGAACTGACGTATCTTGCCGAAAGCGACGAGGTAAAGTTGCTTGTTAACCGTACTGGCGTAACCAAGGACATTGCGTCGCGGCTCGTACAGATGGCTAACAAGATCCGGCAAGATTCGACTGGACTGTCGGCTACGCTGACGGAAAGCCTGTCTACCCGGCAGTTGATCGCGGCAGCCCACGACTTTGTGCTGGGCGGCGTTGACACCCTGCAGTTTACAATCACAAACCATTTCTCTCCCGAAGGCGACGACGATTCCGAGCGCGTCAAGGTGCAGAGCATTATTCAGGGCAAGTTTGGTGACCTGATCGCGGCCCAGGCGGCGGCGACCAGCAAGGGAGCCTAATTAATGGCAGATAAAAAGTGGAAGTCTCTGTGGGGCAACTACGAAGCCGAAAAGGATACCGACGAGGCTAAGAAGCCTCGCGGTCCTCGGCCAAATCCAGATTATCGATCTATTGAAGACGACGGCGACGAACACGGACCAATTGGTTTTCACACTGAAAAGTCAGGCGGTTATTCCTCTTACGGCGATTATGCTGCCGATGATCGCGCGGGTTCTGATTACGGCGGATACGGATACAGCGGCTACAGTTACAGCGAGTCGTTTGACGATTCGGACATGGACTGGTATCGCCGAAACAGTTTTCGATATAGTCGCAATGTCGATTACTCGCCTTCTAGCTTGTTTCGTTCGA